TTCCGATGTTTCCGTATGTTGCTGTAACATTTCCTACGTGGTCGCCAATCAAGTAATCAGATACCACGTTTCCGATAACGTTTATCTGGCCGCTGACTGCAACGTTTCCCCCCAGGAACCTCGTGTTTCCTATGTTTCCGTAGGGCGCCGTCACGTTTCCTGCGTGGTCGCCGATCAAGTAAGAAGATACCACGTTTCCGATAACGTTTATCTGGCCGCTGACTGCCACATTTCCCCCGAGGAACCTCGTGTTTCCGATGTTTCCGTAGGGCGCCGTCACATTTCCTGCGTGGTCGCCGATCAAGTAAGAAGATACCACGTTTCCGAGAACGTTTATCTGACCGCTGACTGCCACGTTTCCCCCGAGGAACCTCGTGTTTCCGATGTTTCCGTATGTCGCTGTTACATTGCCAAGGACGTTTATTGTAATATTTGCATCTAAATTGGTGACACTTAGATTACCAATTTCTGCATCTTGTATTTTCATATTTTCCGCAACCCCTGATGACAGAACGGGATTTCTAGAAAGAAATGACGACATCGTATCCCATACGTAATGCCTACATTTAATTTTGTGTATTGTTGTTCAAACATGTGCCGGGTGATTATATCGCGAAACATGCTGAAAATGTGTTCGGTTGTATATTACATAAACTTCAAGGTTCGATCATAGCGGCATGGCCACTGGGCTCACGCACACTGAGCATGAACAAAAGGTGGTGACACACATGCCAAAAAGACGTTTAAAAAAATCCTTAACGATGTGTGCGGTTTCTGCGTTGTGTTCCCGCTCCACATAGGTTTCTTTTGCCATTCTCATGTGTGCAGCCCGCATCATTGATGTTGCTATGGTGCACGTATATTTATGTTGCGGGTGTCGATATGTGTTTTGTTAAATATGCGAACTAAAAACTATACTGGCCACCGTTATTTAATCCTAGTAGTAACCCCCGCCTCCGTATCCTCCACCAAAACCGCCACCCATCATTCCACCAAAGCCCCCGGGGCCCATCAGAGTCAGCAAAACTGCGACAGCAACCATGCCCATGAAAATCTTTTGATACGCCGCCCAATCACCAACTGCAAGAGGATTCTGTCCTGGTTTCGCCTTGGGCCACTGCGCCTTGGGTCTCTCCGCCATCTTTCCTAATTGGAAAGCCGCAAAATACGCACCGACTGTGATGAATAGCTTCAGAGTTCCGAAAAAGCCACCAACCATTTTGTATATACATAAAGAATATATTTTTCTAAGACTACATATCGACAAAAATCGTTTATAAAAATACTGTCAAAGTATAACACACTATAAAATGTGTACAACCAACGAGCGTATCTATGACGTGCTCACACGGATGCACAAATCCTCGTCGAGCCTCGTCTTCGACAACAAGAATTCTGATTTCCAGGTAATCATCAGGCCAGACATAGAAGCGAGCCTGGGGCACTACATGTGCTTTGACGTGGTGATATTCATTGATATTGGGAACGCGGCGCTTCTAAAGTGTCTGCAGAATTACGCAGACGCCGCCGGTTTCAACAGTGCCGAAACCGAGGACGAGTTTCTCGTCGCAAGCTTCGAGATAGACAAGCGCGAGCGCAACGAAGACGACCTGCGTGATTTCTGCGATCTGATCCGCGACGTCGAAAATATCTCTATATGTCGGTGCGGAGAACGATTTATCCACGACGACGGACCGATGTGCACGTTCTGCGACCTGTTTGCCACGAAAGACGGTCTCGAGCAGTTTGACTGCTCTATTTGCATGGACTCTTGCTATAACATGCACTCCGCGACGATGGAATGCTGTGGGAACAAGGTGCATAGGCTGTGCGACGCCCAGTGGTACAAGAAAGGCAACAAAACGTGTCCGTTCTGCAGGACTGCCCTGCCCGCACGCCAAACTCCACAGGTCAGCACGCTCGATGATATCGTGGCATCAATCGCCACGGCGGTAGAGCAGCGTCTAGCGGGTAACACCGTCACAGTAGTTGATACCGTGTAATAAAATAACTTAAAAGAACGTGTGATTGAAGAGGTAAAAAAATGAACGAACTTATCTCCCAGTGGACAAAAATCCTGCATATTGACGAAATCTCGCAGAGTAGGTTGGAAGAAACTACAAAGGATATTTCCTTCGCTCCTCTAGACCACAGTCGCTTGTGCTGGCATTGTTGCCACCCTTGGCAGGGAGAAGCAATTCCATACCCCTTTGCGTACGATGACCGCACTAAGAAATTCAAAGTAGGCGGCCAGTTCTGCTCCTTTGAATGTATCAAGGGATATGCCCGGGACACTGTGAGTGTAGCAGTGTCCGGAGTTCATATTATGAATATCCGCCACTATAGGAAAGTCCTCACGGGTCGCACGGATACTTTTATGCCCGCGCCACCCAAAATCGTTCTGCGCGCTTTCGGCGGCAACCTCACCATAGAGGAGTTCAGAAAGCCCGTTACCAACGTTGAGTATACCATTAATTATGGGAACACGATCAAGATTGTTCCATACGATGCTCACGAATACACCACCGGCACGAAGAACGTGACGATGCTCGAGACGGAGACCGAGGTGAATATCAAACATAGCAACGTCAAGAACGAGCACCTCCGCATCCGTCGCACGAAGCCGCTCGCACAAGGAAGGACCAATATCGAACGGACTCTGGGGCTCAATGCGTTTGCCAATTTGATAAAGACAAGCTAGACAACGACATCGTTCGCGGCCCTGTAGCTCCTCGCAGCAAATGCCGAGCTACATTGCCCCGGAGTCACGTTGATGTTGAACCTGGACTTCACATCGGTTATATATTCCATGAGGCGCCTGTCCGCCTGCTCGTACGCGGTGGCGACGCTTCTCTCCAGGTCAAGATCGTTAGGAAGACGTAGCTTTATTTCGGAGATGTTGTAGAGCACGTCATCGCGGATAGAAAAAAGAGCGTTGATGGCGTCTACGGAAATGTTGTTATAGTCAAAGGTCGTTTGATACGCAGAGTTGAAAGCTTTCACGCTGTCTTTGGCGTTTTTAAAGTGCATGGGGTACTGCGCCGCGAACTGATCGAGCAGGGGTATTTCTACGCCACGTATCTTCAGGTTCTTCGCGGCGCCCTTTACCACGGACCGGTAACGGTATATAAGGAGGATGGCTATTGCGAGAAAGAACAACCACATTTAAAGTTGTATATCTTTTATTTTACGATTTTTTTGTTGACAAGTAATATACGCTTATTTATGTTGTCTATTTTCTCGTTCCCGAGGTTTCCAAGACCGTGTAGGAAAATTGACAATAGTAAGAAGCTAGTAATTTCAAAGCCACCAGGTGTGGTAGCGCCACAAGTACTAGAAAAAAAGGTCGTGCAACATCTTGATATAACCGAGTTCGAAGTGCGAGTCTTTTTTTCCACGAGCATTCTCGCGTTTTCAATGGCTATGTTGATCACGAAGAGGGGGGACCCAGGGGTATACATGCCGCTCATAACGAGCGTATTAGGATACTGGACCCCTTCGCCGTCCAAGGACAAGAACTAGGCGACTGTGTTCGCTGTAAGGAAAGGGCGCTAATTTCAACCGCGAGGGTTTTGTCGATATAAATGTATATCGACAAAAGTCATCCACAGGAAATGACAATTATATTGATAAAACACTCTTTATATGATTCTTGACGGCGTTGAGTATATGAATTGAATATATATGAGTTCTTTTGAACATTACGACGGAAGAAAGATCGCAAACGGAAAACACCGGCTATGTATTTACAAATTGTCCTTTGGAGGAAAGTGCTATATAGGACAGACGAATTGTACTATGAAGCGTTTCACGAAACACAGGACCGACCCAGGGTGTAGATATTTGTACAACGCTATACAAAAGCATGGGTGGGACAATTTCTCTAAGGAGATATTATACAAAGATCTTACGCTAGACGAAGCAAACGTTCTAGAAGATGAGATGATTGAGCATTATAATTCGCTCGCTCCAAATGGTTTCAACTTGAAAACAGGTGGTGATCAATTTGAGTTCAGCAGTGATACTATTCGGCGTATGAGCGACGCAACGAAGAAGCAGTGGGAGAGCGAGGAATTCAAGAAACTCAGGAGCGAAGCAGCAAAGAAACAATGGGCAGATGAGGAGTTTCGTCGCCAGGCGTCCGAAGTACGACGAGCGATAACAGAAAAGGAGTTCAAGGAAAAGTTCTACGAATTAGACCAAGATAAAGACAATATCACGGCACATTTTGGTATATCGGAAATGTCTTTTTATAGGTACCTACACAGATGTGGCATATCTTTGAACGACATCAAGAAGAAAAAAATTGAGTATCCTAGGAAGTTTACCGACGAGGAGTTTCTAGAGGCCAATGAAAAAATGAACGGAAAAATACCAGAGTTGGCAAACTTTTTTGACGTGACTATTACAACTATCAAGGAACATAGAAAACGACTTGGTCTATCAAGACCATACAATAAGAAAGTCTCGCAAAGTTAGATGTAAAGTCGCAGAAAACTGACAAAAAAAGTGTGTAAAAACGTTTACGTCGGTAATTTTGCGTAAAATTTCAAAAAAAAAATATTTTGTAGATTTATAAAGCATGGCGGGAGGACTTAGCCAATTAGTCGCGTATGGTGCGCAGGACGTGTACCTGACTGGTAACCCCCAGATCACTTTCTTCAAGACCGTGTACCGCCGGTACACCAACTTCGCCGTGGAGTCTATTCAGCAGACTATCAACGGCTCCGTGGGCTTCGGCAACAAGGTCAGCACCCAGATCTCCCGCAACGGTGACCTGATCACCGACATCGTGGTTGAGTTCGTGCTGTCCAGCGTGGGCCCCACTTTCTACTGCGCCGAGCAGCTGCTGCAGGACGTGGAACTGGAGATTGGTGGCCAGCGCATCGACAAGCACTACAACGACTGGTTCCGCACCTACGACTCTCTGTTCCGCATGAACGACGACCGCATCAACTACCGCCGCATGACCGACTTCGTGTCCAACGAGCCCGCCGGCACTACCAAGCGCTTCTACGTGCCCCTGATCTTCTTCTTCAACCAGACCCCCGGCCTGGCCCTGCCCCTGATCGCCCTACAGTACCACGAAGTGAAGCTGTACTTCACCCTGGCCTCTCAGGTGAACGGCATCACCGCCACCGCCAGCGGCGCCACCTCCGGTTTCCCCAACGGTGCCACCGTGCGCGCGCCCCAGATGTCCGTGTATGTGGACTACATTTTCCTGGATACCCAGGAACGCACCCGCTTCGCCCAGCTGCCCCACGAGTACCTGATCGAGCAGCTGCAGTTCACTGGCTCCGAGACCGCCGTGATCTCCGCCACCACCCAGGCAAGCCAGAACATCCGCATGAACTTCAACCACCCCACCAAGTACCTGGCGTGGAACTTCAACCCCGGCACCTTCAACGGCTACGGCCGCTACACCGCCCTGGCCAACCTGACTGCCACCTCCAACACTACCGTCGGTGACACCGCCAACACCGCCACCTTCAACGAGCAACTGGCGCCCCTGGACTCCGCCAAGATCCAGCTGAACGGTCAGGACCGCTTCTCCGCTCGCAAGGGCTCTTACTTCAACAAGGTGCAGCCCTACCAGACCATCGGCTCCGTGGTGCCCGCCGGCGTGTACCTGTACTCCTTCGCTCTGAAGCCTGCCGGTCGCCAGCCCAGCGGCACCTGCAACTTCTCGCGCATTGATAACGCCACCCTGGCCCTGACCTACAAGACCGCCAGCGTGAACGCTACCGACGTCATTGCCAACGTGGCCAACGGCCTGGGCCAGAGCGAGAGCGTGACCGCCAACACCGCCACTTCCCTGACCAACCTGAACAT